AGAATTCACTCGGGCAATGCCTGATGAATATAAACTTGATGATAGTATTGATACACCAACAGCATACAAAATGTATGTTGCATCTAAACCCTGGGTGTGCGATAATTATCTTCGCCGTCCAGAACGGAAACCTGATTGGATTTGATTATGAAACTTTTTGGAATATGTTTTCAGTTATGGAAAGACCTTATAAAATTTGATGGTCACGATGAAGAATGGGACTTTGAAGATTATCAAAATATTTTTTGGGACTATTTGAATTATTCTCATATTAGGAAAGACTGGAGTATTATGAGTGAGTGGAAATGAGCAGTAACTTTATTTGGGTGGAAAAGTATCGCCCAAAGACTATTGAAGATTGTATTCTCCCAGAGAATATTAAAAAGACCTTTAGTGATTTTCTAAATAAAGGCGAAATTCCAAATATGCTTCTTTGCGGTCCTCCTGGTGTGGGTAAGACTACAGTAGCAAAGGCACTATGTAATGAATTGGGAGTGGATTTTTATGTTATCAATGGATCCGACGAAGGTAGATTCCTTGATACTGTCAGAAACAATGCGAAGAACTTTGCTTCGACCGTCTCACTTTCGTCAGATGCTAAGCACAAAGTCGTTATCATTGATGAAGCAGATAACACAGGGAACGATGTACAACTCCTCCTACGGGCGTTTATTGAGGAGTTTGCTGGTAACTGCAGATTCATCTTTACCTGCAACTACAAAAACAAAATCATCGAACCTCTCCACTCCCGATGTGCTGTGGTCGAGTTCGGTATTAAGGGAAAAGAAAAAACTCAGTTGGCGGGATCTTTCTTCAAGCGTTTACAGGACATCCTGGATGCGGAAGGTGTGCGATATGATCCTAAGGTCCTTGCCGAACTGATTAACAAGCACTTCCCCGATTGGCGTAGAGTTCTCAATGAATGTCAGAGGTATTCTGTTGGCGGTGAGATTGATAGTGGTATTCTTGCATCCTTCTCTGATGTTGCCGTAAATGATCTCATTACTCACCTCAAAGATAAGAACTTTTCTGAAGTCCGAAAGTGGGTTGTTGCCAACTTGGACAACGATTCTTCTATCATTCTTCGCAGGATTTATGATGCCTGTTATACTCATCTTTCACCCCAAACTATACCTGCTGCCGTTCTTGTTATTGCTAAGTATCAATATCAGATTGCATTTGTTGCTGACCAAGAAATTAACCTCTTAGCGGCACTTACAGAGATTATGGTGGAGTGTGAGTTCCAGTGAGTTATAAGAAACTGAGAGATGAACCAGTAAAAACTACTCCCGAAAATGTAAAGGAGGCAAATGAAGCACTCTTTTATTCTAAAATGAATCTTCCGCAAGCAGCAAAGCATTGTGGAATGACTAATAAAGAAATGAAATTAACTTTTTGGGAATATTTGAAGTATCACAAACCTAATTATGATCAATCCTGAATTATTTGATTTTCCTTCCATCTTTGGGGTTGTTAAATCTACTGATGGTTTAAAACGACAACAAACACGCCCATTGCGAGCAGAAGTTCAGGAAATTGCAATTGCCAAGTATAGTGGAGGTCAATTGCAATATGTTGGAGACAAAGAAAATGGTAGAGATTTTTATGGTATTGTAGATACTCTTTATTATGAATCCAAAGGCATGGATGGATTATTTCAAAAAACAGTCCCATACACTAAAGAAATTACATTGAAAAATTTTCAGGGTAATAATTTAGGTCTTCCTAAAAAAACTTTTGATTATATGCTTCTTTGGGATACTACAAATTATACCGTTGGTATTTGTAGTTGGGATGCATGTATGAAGCATACTGTTGTTAAAGATGCAACAGTTGCATTTCGTGTTGATTATAGTGACATTACCTTCTTGGCAAAAAATGTTACTCCAATAGAGAAGCAAGATTTTTCTATTAAACTTTATGAATTAATTGAGCAATTGGTATGAGTATGAAATCTCTTAAAACTCCGTTACGCTACCCTGGTGGCAAGTCCCGTGCCTGCATCAAGATGGATCAATACTTTCCAGATCTACGAGACTATGATGAGTTCCGAGAACCATTTCTTGGTGGAGGAAGTGTTGCAATTCATATCACAAAGAAGTATCCAAACTTGGGTATTTGGGTGAATGACCTTTATGAACCTTTGGTAAATTTCTGGCAGCAACTCCAGATATTTGGTGTGGATCTTAAAGATAGACTTACTGATCTTAAATCAGCAAATAATACTCCAGAACTGGCAAAAGATCTTTTCTTGAAATCAAAGGAATTGGTTAATAACCTAGAGGCATCTAGTCTTGATCGTGCCGTAGCATTTTACATTGTAAATAAGTGTTCTTTTAGTGGTCTTACTGAGAGTTCTTCATTTTCGGCGCAGGCAAGTAATTCTAACTTCTCTTTGCGTTGTATCGAAAAACTTCCTGCGTATTCTGAGATTATTGCCAAATGGCGGATCACTAATTACTCCTACGATTATCTAATGGACGGAAATAAAGGTGCTTTTATGTATCTTGATCCTCCTTATGATATTAAGGATAATCTTTATGGGAATAAAGGATCAATGCATAAGGGATTTGATCACGATAAGTTTGCTGTTGATTGTGATAATAATAATATGAATCAGTTGGTGAGTTATAATTCTGATCAACTTGTGAAGGATAGATTTAAGGACTGGAATGCTGCTGAGTTTGATCTAACTTATACAATGCGTTCAGTTGGTGAATATATGCGTGATCAAAAACAACGTAAAGAACTCTTACTTTTTAATTATGGAATTGAAGGACTGGTTAAACTCGATCAATCAGACGAAGAAGCATCTGATTGATGAAGATCCTTCTCTTGAGAAGGACTATGCCCCATATATTATCAATCGCTGTCTCTCTGGGCATATTGATTGTCTGATGTTTGCGAACGAGATGAATAAGTATCATTTTCTTCCAAAAAAGATGCAGTATGATTTCTTTATAAATATTCTGAGGACTAAGAAGAGATTCTCTCCTTGGCTCCGTAAAGATACAATCAAAGATCTTGATTATGTTAAACGTTACTATGGTTATAGTAATGAAAAGGCAAAACAGGCTTTGAGGATTCTTACTAAAGAACAACTAACATTTATTAAATCGAAATTTGAAACTGGAGGAACAAAATGAGTGTCGTTCAAGAACCTGAAGTAAAGTGGACGCCCGACCAAATGGTGGAAGTGATTCTTAACGAACCTGATGATTTTCTTAAGGTTCGTGAGACTTTGACCCGTATCGGAGTTGCATCACGCAAGGAAAAGAAAATCTATCAAAGTTGTCATATTCTTCATAAACAAGGTAGATATTATCTTGTTCATTTTAAAGAATTATTTGCCCTTGATGGCAAACACGCCAATCTAACTGTGAATGATGTTCAGCGTCGTAATCGTATTGCTCAGTTGATTGCAGATTGGGGTCTGGTAGAAATTGTTGATGTTACCAAGATTCAAGACATTGCACCACTGAATCAAATCAAAGTCCTTGCTTATAAGGACAAGGGTGATTGGATTCTGGAGACTAAGTACAATATTGGTGCGAAGAAGAAGCGCACAGAAGAGGAAACCGAATAAAAAAGAGCGGGGAACAACACCTCGCTTTTTTTATGTTTTGGATATATACTAATGATGTTGCCTTCGGGGACATTATTAACTTACAGACGCTCAAGGAGGTCTATTATGTTCGGAACAAGTTCGCTTACACTCCCAGTGCCAGAAACTGCAAAGTATCTGATGGAGATTCAAAGAAATAGTATTGGATTGGATGAGTGGTTTAAAAGGTTTGATACTGCGTATGAATCGCATACCAACTACCCACCATACAATCTAATCAAAGAAAGTAATGTTGATTTCAGATTGGAAATCGCTCTTGCTGGATACAAAAGAGAAGATATTGAAGTCACTACAGAATGGAACAAACTTTTTGTAGAAGCAAAGAAATCTGGCAGTTCTGAGGATGAATATCTACATCAGGGATTAGCAAAAAGGGCATTCACTCGCACCTGGACTCTTTCTGATGATGTGGAAGTTAAAGATGTTTCTTATGTTGATGGATTACTCATAGTCAAACTAAATAGAGTTATTCCAGAACATCAGAAGAAGAAAGTATATGAGATCGTTTCAGGAGTTCATGCAGATTCTGAATGAAAAAGTTGGTGATTTTGGTTCAACTGAAAAATATGTAAAACCAAAAGAAAATTGCTATGGACATACTGTCGATTATAAAATGGCACCAAAAGAAAAGGTTTGTGCCTTCAAAAGAAAACGATAAATAGTTTGGGCTACCCAAATCAACTATTGTCGCCGCAGGGGAGGCAACTGGCAAAATCCAGTTGACGCTCCCCCTTTTTTTGTGCTATAATACTTGAAAGGATAATCACCAAAATGTCGATTAAAATTGCACTGTTGAAATCGGGCGAATCACTGATTTCTGATATAAAAGAACTTATAGTAAATGATAAAGTTTGTGGATATTTGTTCAAGGAACCTCATAGGGTTTCTATTAGAACTCCAATATTACTGACAGAGGATGAGAATGCTCCAGAAGGAAAATCTGGAGTTGAAGTTGTTTTGTCTCCTTGGATCGTATTAACCAGTGATGATGAAATGGCAGTTCCTTCGGATTGGGTTGTGACCTTGGTTGAACCTCTAGCATCTGTAAGGGAAATGTATTTTGATAAATTAAAAACATATAAAACTCAAGAAAAGGTGGAAATCAATGTCTGATAAAGTTGTTAAGTGTGTATTGATTAATGTTGATACTGTTCTCATTGCGGAAGTTGTTGAAGTAATGGCAGAACTTGGAGATCCAAATTGTAAGTTGATTAATCCATATCGTTTTTATTCTGAAAATAATATGAAACCTTGGCCAGAGGTTACGAATCAAAAAGAAGTAATGTTGAGATCTGAGGATATTTTAACCATTGCTGATCCAACTCCTGAAATTATTCAAAAGTATCTTGAACTAACTGCATAATGCGATTTTACACAAACGTCCAGATGGTCGGAGATTATTTCTTAGTTCGTGGTTATGAGAATGGTAAACATTTCATTACTCGTGAGAAGTTTTATCCGACTCTTTTTGTCCCTTCAAAAAATAATAGTAAGTATAAAACGCTCAATGGTGAATATGTCGAAGCAGTTCAACCTGGAACTGTGCGAGAGTGTAGAGATTTTATTAAAAAGTATGATGGTGTAACGGGATTTGCAATTTGTGGAAATGAACGCTACATCTATCAATATATTTCTGAAACTTATCCAGAAGATGAAGTTAAGTTTGATATTAGTAAAATCAAAGTTACGACAATCGATATTGAAGTTGCATCCGAGAATGGATTCCCTGATGTAGAAAGTGCTGCTGAAGAAGTTCTACTCATCACACTCCAAGACTATAATACAAAACAAATTCGTACTTGGGGCTTGGGTAAGTTTGATAATCAGCAAAAGAATGTAAAATATCGTTCTTTCTCAAACGAATATGATTTGTTGAATGATTTTATTAGTTGGTGGATGATTGAGGAGAATACTCCAGAGGTTATCACTGGTTGGAATAGTGAACTGTATGATATTCCATATTTGGTTCGTCGTATAGATCGTGTTCTCAGTGAGAAATTAATGAAGCGTTTGTCTCCATGGGGTCTAGTTACTGAACGTGAGACATTTATTGCTGGACGTAAGCATATCTCTTATGATATTGGTGGAGTAAGTCAACTTGATTACCTGAATCTTTATAAGAAGTTCACTTATAAGGCACAGGAATCTTATCGTCTCGATCATATCGCTAATGTGGAATTGGGACAACAAAAACTTGATCACAGTGAGTTTGATACCTTTAAAGACTTCTACACCAAAGGTTGGCAGAAGTTTGTAGAATACAACATCAAGGACGTGGAACTTGTTGACCGTATGGAAGACAAGATGAAACTCATTGAACTTGCCTTGACAATGGCATATGACGCTAAAGTTAATTATTCTGATGTGTTTTCTCAAGTTAGAATGTGGGATACGATTATCTACAACTATCTGAAAAAGAAGAATATTGTGATTCCTCCAAATGTGAGGTCTGATAAGGAGTCTAAGTATGATGGTGCTTATGTAAAAGAACCAATTCCTGGTGTGTATGAATGGGTGGTTAATTTT